AGAAAGCATTACAGAAAAGCTGACATTTTGGTCAAGAGGCGATAACTCTATTTCTAGAGCTTCTATTGATAGTTGTTTAAAAAAGCTAATAAAAAATTTTAAAATACTATTCAAAGCTTTACTAATTTTCTCTTGAGTTAAATCATGAAAAATAACATTAAAAAGTTTTGACGACGTTATTTTATCAAAAGAAAAATCAAATGATAATGATGATAATTTTTTAAACCCTGCTTTAAGTCCTGAAACTAAAGCTTTTGCAGCTCTTGTTCCACTTTTTTCATTAAACTGTCCATACACCGCTGCTGCTAAGTTTTGTAAACTAGCATTTAAAGCTAAAATTTGTCTAAATAAAATCGGTTCAACTGTTGTTGCAAAAACATCTTGATAAACACGTAATACAGCTCTGCCTAAATTTTCTAAATATTTTACAGCTCTGTCAAGTCGAGCTGAACGAAGTACAAATAATTTACTATCAGCAAGACCTAAGAAAGTAAATAAATCTTGTTTTGCATAAAGAATATCCATCTTAATTCGCACAGCTTGTACTAATAAAAACTTCTTATCGTCATATAGCAGCTTATCTCTCTTTTTATTTAATTCCTCAAGATTAGCTGTAAAGCTGGCTATATCTTTTGATTTAAAAAGATCAACCCAAGCTCTAGAAATAGAGTTATCGCCTCTTGACCAAAATGTCAGCTTTTCTGTAATGCTTTCTACATGTCTTATGAAAGGCATTAAGCCGTCATATATTGCAGCATTGACATCTGCAAGTATTCCACCAAAAGCTTGATGGACTTGTACAGTAAGTTTTTCTATAGGCGTACGTATTGCAGGTGCTAGATACAATAAGTTATCTTTTAATATTTCAACATAGTTATTAAAAGCAATTAATAATCTTTTATTTTGTAAAATATTATCAAAGTATTGTTTCCAAGCCATGCCTGATCCAGGGTCTATTTGAAAACCTACTTTAAAATTAAAAAGTTGTTTTATTCTTAATATTCTTTTTTCAAAGTTTTCGCTTAATTGATCTGAAGTAAGCATTAAGTTTTCAGTGAATATATCTAAAGCACTTGACATTTTTACAAATGCGGCCACAAATATTCTTGAAAAATTAAAAACTTTATCTACACTTGAAAGCATTACTTTCATGGACATAGACCATTGCTGAGATGCTTGTGCAACAGTCATTGATATTTTTGAGAAATCTTGATTTGTTTTTGAAGCCATTCTTGAAATAGCCTTCATAACTTGATCGGGTGTCAAGGCACCTGTAGCTGCAAACTGCTTTAAAGCACCTGTCGTCATTCCAAATTGTTTTGCAAGCTCATTACCTAAATATGGCAATTGTTCTAGTACCGAACGAAGCTCATCTCCAGCAAAAACACCTGAACTTAAACCTTGTGATAATTGAATAAGTGCCGAATTTGTAGCTTCAAGTGAGCTTCCTGATAAGGCTGCAGCTTCATTAACAGTACGCACCATCTTATATAAATCTGATTGAGATGTGTGTAATTTTTCGGAAGCTTTTGCAAAAGATACATAATTATTAATTGTTGTTCCAAAAGATGTATTTGTTTCTTTTGATATTTTATACAAATCTTTCTGTACAGCTACTAGTTGATTTGTATCAGAAACTACTATTTTTAATTTATTTTGATAATTTGTCAATTCATCAGAAACAGCATTAAATACAGATATCCCCTTTATTGCTGCAAATGCTGTAGCAATTCCTAATGCTGTTACTTTTAATTTACCTAAGCTTTTAGAAAAATTGTCTGAATCTTTAACCAAAGCTGGAAATACATCTTTGCTTGATTTGCCAAAAGAACCCATTGCCTTATTAGCTACAGTCAGATCTTTTGATATGTTTTTAAAACCCTTTGAAGAGATTCCATTCAAAGCTTTGTTAGAACTGTTTGACGAAGCAATTAAAGCAGCTAAACTTTTATTCAAACTATCCAAATCTCTTTTAGCAGAATCCGCTCTAGTTTCAATGTCAATTACTACCGCCATTTATTTCTCCTTGCGAATAAAAACCCGTTAGAAAGAATATCTAACGGGTATATAATCATATAGTCTTGACTATAACACCCAGAGGAATAACCCCTTTTTGTGCTAATACTGCCTTTTCTATAAAGTGTGCTGGTGCTTGTTTTGAAGTTCCTTGATTTAATTCATCAATATATTCTACATCATTTCGAATTGAACTTCCGGTAAAATACCAACCATCTCTAGCCTTTCCTGTATCTACAGGAGTTGTTTCTCTCAACGTATTAAGCAACTCTTGTATTGTTTTTTGTTTTATTACATTTGCTTCTTTCAAATATAACTTATTAAGATTTAATTTGATCATGTAATTTTATCACCGCCTGTTGCCGAAAGAAGTTTACTGAACATGCCTGAATTTTTAAATCCTGATATATTAAATGTATCATCTTTTTTACGATTGTAGATAGGGTCAAGTGAAGAAAATACATTCCAAGGTTTTTCTTTAACACCTTGTGTTTGTAAATATTTCATTGTACGATCGTCGTCTCTCCAGCCAACAGGTCTTTGCTCAAAATATGAGAACCATCCTAAGAGTTCTTCATAAGTCATTTCAGATTCTAATTTATAGATAGGCAAATGTAAATGAAAAGCTAATTCATATATGGCAAGGTCTTCATCGGTCAGGGTTACTTTCCCTGTTCTGCACCGATGCCTGAAAATTTCATAATCTCATTGGATAGCTTTGACAACTCATCCATAGGAAATGTTTGAAAATCTTCATCGGCCAAATCTTCACCACCCTCAACGGCTGAACGAATAACTTTTTGAAGCAACTCGAGACCTGCAGATTCATCTGATTCTATTTCTTTAGCCTTAACTTGAATGTCCATAACTTCAGAAACACTCAATTTTGAAATTTTGACATCTTCGCCCATGAATTTCACAGACTTAGTCATTTTACGACCTACTAAACTTTTAATACCTGACATGTTGTTTACCTTTATTTGTGGAATCATTTTACCGTTCCGTTATTGTGAATGGATCATTCACCTTTAAAATTATCTGAATTCAAAGCTTGGAAATCATCAAGATTCTTTCGCATTTGGTGTAATATTGATAAAGTTATAAAAACTTCTTTTGCCTTATCTGTATCAGGCTCAAATTCTTTAACTCTCTCAAAGGTTTTTCTTATGCTAATGTCAATGCTTTTACGCATGTGTTTAGCTGTGGTTTTTAGTACATAACTTGTACTGAATGGTTTTTGTGATTCGTCTGTCATAATTATCCTTAATTAAAAAGAAAGGGCATCGTAATTGTGGCCACGATTATTTAAGTATTCTTGACCTGAGAACACCCCTTTCCATTTACTTAGATTGTGTAAGCACCGTAGAAGTCTGATTGTACAGAAATTGCAAGAGTTGCAGTTGTAGCGTCAGTCAACGATGGAGTTACCAATAAAGATTCCAATTTACCAAAGAAGTAATATTGGCTGTTTTGAGTAGTACCTAGACCACCAGCAACAGAGTCATATTGACCTAAAGATGCAGTAACAGTGGCTGTTGAATCAGCGTTCATTAAAGTAAAACGCCAAACACGAGAAATACCGTCACCAACCATATTTGCAAGAGCTGATGCTGGAGTAGTGCCTGTATTGCCTTTTGCCCATTCACTCGCAACAAAGTTAATTGTAATTTCCAAAGAAGGTGCATCAGCTTGACCACCAATACTTTGACCTTGTTTTTGACCATAAACAGGAACACTGACAATGTTTGCAGGTGCGCCAATTGCAGGAAACTCTCTAACGTTGTTTATTTTCGCATACTTTGAAACAGAAGTTGCAGTTGTAAACAATGATTGAAAGCCTGTTGCATCTTTTGTTGCAGGTTGAGTAGGTGAAGTCTCTGCCTTGCCTGCAATAACAGTACCAGTGATAACAGAAAGATCTGTAAACATTGCAGCGCCAATAGAAGAAATATGTGCCATTTTTATAAAGCTCCGAAGAAATTAAAAGGGATTGAGTAAGTTGCTCTAAATAGTATTGGGTTATCTTTATCAAGACCTAAATAGTCTAATGCGCTGTTTCCAAATTGGGTTACAGTATTAGTTTCAGTTGATAATGATTTACCCACTAAATAAGAGTCTAGCTTGTCTGCAATAAGAGATGTTCTTTTAGTTCCATTCCCTGCAAATATAAATATATCTATTAATAATATACCTGATGTTGAATTTAAATTTATACCCACTCCTTTTGGTAAAATATTTATTCTGATAAACTCCGTACCTGCATTTGCTGTTACAAAATTGGATGGAAATGTTTTTATAGCCTCCGCTATCCATAAAGGGTTTGAAAATAATAAAAAGATATCTTTTTCAAGATTTGAATATTTTCCCATTAACCCTCCAAATAAACATTTGCAACGGAAATAAAACCATCATTTTTTATTGATGACCCTATTTTCCATATAATATTATTAACTGTAAATGTGTCGTATAAGGAGATATCTCCAACATCTTGTGTTTTAAACATGATTTGTCTTTCTTTTGTGTTTCTATCTTTAGAAGGTTTCTTTTCATCCATGAAAATAACCTTAACTATTATCGTTTCTGTTGTTGTATTCACAACTTCACGAGATTCAAAATCAAAAGATATTCCGCCTTTTCTTGTAAAACTGGCAGATTCCGCTAAATCTTTAACCAAATTAAAAGCTCTGGTAAGATTATTATCAATAATTTTAGCATAGCTCATTAGTTTGCCCGCCACCAAGTATTTGTAGCAGTGTTTAAAAGTAGAGGTCTTATAAGTCTTTTAACGATTGATGGTATCTTCCCAGGGTTTCTTATTCTGCTTAAAGAGATACCACCAATGCTTAAATCTATAGCTGAACCTGTATCATCCAATAAACCATCGTTGTTCAGGAGATGATATGCCAGCTGTAAACATGCCGTTAAAATTCTTGAAGGGACATCAACAATTTCTACATTAATACCCAACCGAGGATCAAAGTATAAACCTATCCTTGGAAAAGCTAAAAGTTGAGCGGAATCGGTGGCAATACCCGTCCAAGACAAATCATCCAACATTGATGTTGCTGTAATTAGAGCTTGAGCTTTTTGACTTTCTGTGGCTGATGTCCATGCGGCAACATCCAACCTATCTAAAAAGTATGCATCAGCTTCTAAAATTGTTGCATAAGAATTTGTACCTTTGACGAGTGCCATAACCAATCCTTAAGAGTGGAATACTGGTAAAATACCCAAAGAAAGAGCTGAAGCTACTTTACGAGTCCAAGTGCCAGTACTTGCAATAATTGATGTAGCATCTGTTATAGCTTTAGCGGTACTGCCTTCAATTACAGATTTATACTCGTTATTGCTTACAAATTTGTCTTGTGAACCATTCCAATCATAACCTGCAGGAGCTAATACATAACCCCAACGATACCAGATAGAAGTAGCACCACCGCCTTTATAAGAGTTGGCATTACGATAAATTTCAACTTGATCAGGAACCATTAATGATTCAAGAGCAATAGCACCTGGCAATACAATAAAGCTGGTTTTAGTACCAATAATATCAACACCGTTACCAGTATTTAATTTAGCCAATTCAGCAGTTGTGAAGCCTTGGCTTGCACGAGTTTGAATTATACGGAATTTACCGTTGAAAATAGTGCTGAACATGATGTTACCATCAACAACACCAATTTCATCAACTAAGTTTGCTGAACGTAAAGATGCATATACTTCAGGTGAAGTAACTAAGTAAGCATATTCAGGCTCATAGTCTTTGAAAGCTTTGCCAATAGCTTGTAAAAAGCCTTCAGCACGAGCTGCGCCTTGAACAGCAACTGTTGCATCAACAATAGGTTTTGCTGCACCCAAATCAACATAAAAGCCGTATTTTTTGTCTGTTGGGTCATTATCGAAAGATTGACCGCCAAGACCTGTAGTACCAGAGCCTGCAGAAGCACCGTTAAGTACTTCAGAGATTGCAACACCTTTTAACACAGCAAGAATTGCATCATGCTCATCTTGGCTACGAGTTTCACCCAAATCACGACCTACTTTAGCAAGACCGTCTGATTGAGTAACAATTTGTTGCATGTTAACTTTTTCAGCACCGTGAGTACGAACGCTCTTAACATAACGTAAAAAGTCAGATGCAAAAGTAGTTTTATCACCTGCAGCAGAATCGGTTAAAGATGCTACATTGATAGTTGGATTCAAAGGTTTTAACCAACGAACTTGACCGATAAAAGTTTCTGTATCAGTGTTGATTAACGGATTAGTACCGACAATGCCTGTTCCAGATAATTTCTTAGCATTTGTGTAAGCTTCATCTGAATATGCACTGATTGCTTCTTGTAATACATGAGTATCACCAAGTGCGCCTGTATAAGACTTTATAGTCATTTTTATTCCTTAAAATTTATTTGTTTATTTAACGAAGCTTTCCTTCTCTAATTCTTTTCAGGACTTCATCTTGTGAAAGATCAAAAATAGATTTGGGTGCTTCTTTAGTGTTTGTTGTTGTTATGCCTGAACTGCCAGATCCTGAAGAGATTTTGGGTTGAAATAAGAAAGAATTTTCTTCATTTTCAGCAAAAGTTTTTACGAAATCTTCAACTGAAATGCCTGAACGATGTATCCAATTTCCATTTTCATTTTGAACAAGTTGTCCAATAACTTCCTTGTAAGCCATCTCTGATGCTGTTGTGCTTCTAAATGTATACCCTGTCAATATGGTCTTTAATCCGATATCTCTTGTTAATTCTACATTTCTTTTCTCAAGCACTTCTCTCTTAGCTTTCTCTTCGGCCAGTTGAATTTCGTATGCTTCTTTGTGCTTACCCTCATCTTGTAGTCTCTTTAATTCTGCTTCTCTTTCTTTTTGTTCATATTCAGCAATCTTTTTGAGTGCTTCATCTCTAGCTGCATAAGCATTATCAAGCTTATCTTTAATAGGTTTAAGATTCTCATTAATACGTTCTTCAACTAATTTTGTTACCAAATCTTCATCTTCCCTTTTGACAGGAGGTACAACGATTGGTGGAACAATATTAGGATCTGTGTTATTTTCGTCAGACATGTGTTTTCCTTTGAGTACAACTCAATAAAGTGAATAAGAATACAATTCTTATTAAATTTGTAATAAGTTTTGTGTGATAAAAAATACCACACAGAACTGTTTAAAATATGGGTTAATTTAACGGGGTCTTAATATTACCCAATGCCATACCAACCATAATCGTCTTTAAATCCTTCCGGAATTTCTTTTATAATATCTTCAAATTTTAGAATATCTTTATCTTCTAAAAGCTTACCACCCACAAGAGACCTTCCCGGTATAGGTATTAAGCCTATATCTTTAGCTTCATTTAAATATTTATCATAAAGCTCTTGAGGTAAACCTCTAGATCGCATTTCATTAAGTGTATCCAAGATTACATTTCTTTCTAACACGGTTGAATATATTTCTCTAAGAGCTTTTCTTGCTTTAAGCATATCAGCTGCGTTTGCAAAGAATGCATCATGGATTGTTGAAGTTGGAATATTATTTTTTCTACCCCATAAATGAAATTTTTTGACAAGTGTTGCATCATTGGAATGATTCATATTTACTCCAAAAGCTGTTCTTGCCCGAGTTGCATCGGCTATATCATTAATCTTTCCAGATTTATTTATAACTTGCTCCCACCATGTAGCTTCAGTTTTCTGAGGTATTTGAAGAATGTTTGTAATCCATTTACCATCTTTATCTTTATAGTTAAGTCTTTCTTCAAATTGTTGTGTAAAGTTTTGTTCAACCACCTTTCCATCAAAATTGACTGAAGGTGCATTGGTCCAACTTTTAGGTAACTTGTTTGCTGTGAATACCTCAATACCGTTATTAATATCTATTTGAGCAACATCAAGTTTTAAAGTTGTAAATCCTGTACGTCTATTGTCTGGACCTTTAACACCATATATGATATCTGCCATTGTTCCATTGGGTTTCCAAAATCCAAATCGTTTGATAATCTTTTCACTTACAGGTTCACCAGCCTTAAGACCTAATATTTCACTTATCCTGTCAGGTAAGATATACCCTCTTTGACGATTTCCAAGTACTTGACCCTTAGCTATTGATTTCCAATCAAAATCACTTGATGATGGTTTAGCATTATTCAAAAAGTCTTCGGCAAGTCTTCCGAAAAATTTGGTGAAGTCTTTAAGGATTGGTACTTGATCTCTTAAATTCTCACTCATTATTTTAGCAATAGTTTTGAAATCTTCAGGAGTAACTATTCTTTCATAAGATCTTGACATTTTCTCAACTAAGTCTTTTGTCTTTGGATCTAAGAAGAATAATTGATCCATGATATCATCGCCCGGATCTAATCCTTTATTAAATATATTTTTAATATTTTCTCTAAGTACTCTAAGTTCTTCTCCACCTTCCGGATCATATCTTTCTACACGAGCGATCCTTGCGGAAACTTCATTAAGAACAACATCACGATCTGAAGCCTTAACAACAAGAGTATCTGTATCCTTTCCAAGTATTTTTGCAAGCTTACCTTCAACACTCATAATGCCTGTCTTTTCACCTGCACCGTAAAAGGTAACCATGTTTTGCGCCTTTGCTGCTTTTCTCAAATCTTTTTCACTCAATCCGAGTTTTTCATTCAATGCTCTGAAACGAGGGTCATTGTAAGTTGCAGCTGCAATCTCATCATACAATCTACGTTTCTGCATTGTTGGCACAACATTACTCAGTTCAGCAAGTTGTTTATTCTTTGTTGTCAAAGCAATAATTTGAGCACCGGAAGATGAAGCATCTTGTTCAAGAGCTAATGCTATTTTATATTCTCTGAGTCTTTCCAAAGATGCTACTGAGTAGTCTCCGGCTAAATAATTATCTATCTTGGCAGATTCAATGGCAAATCGAAAGAATTTACCTAATTCTTCTCCATCAATTTTTGATACAAACTCTGAATCCAAAATTGCACGAATATCATTAGGTTTGCCTCTGAGCATTTGGTTTCCTACTTTTATGATATCTTCATTCCATTTATCAACTATTTTCTGTCTGCCTGTAATTGTTAATGAGTTATATCTACCTTCAAAATGATCACTTAATCCTCCAAGAAACGCCCCAATCTGGTCACGAAAATTGGAATAATCTTCAGGGCTAAAATTCTTTGCTTGAGCTGTGTTCAGGAAAGGTCTAAATGTTTCACCGGATTGAGGAGAAATAAGCCCTCGATCATATATCCTAGCACGATGATCAACAAAAGCATGATTGGAAAAAGCACTATTAGAATTACGTAGCCAATCCATAGCTTTGAATCTTTCATAAGCATCTCCTCTTGATGATATGTATTTTCGATATTCGTTTAAATCATTATATTTCTTAGCATTACCGCGATCATCTTGAAAATATAAAAGCTTCTTAGTGAAATCATAAAAATCCTGATCAACCTTATATTCAGTTTTTGATGCCCAGTTTAAAGCATCAACCATATTTTTATCGACAAGTTCTTCAGGAAAATCACTGAAACTGCTTGTTGATGTAATCGGTATTCTTGTATCTTCAAGACCAAGTACACCACGATCGACAAAATATGTTTTATAACCTTCTCGAAATATTAGTTTATTCTTTTCAGTGGTTACTCCGACACGTAGCCCTACATCAACTTTCCTAACGAGTTGCGAATACTCTTGTATTCTTGGGTCAGTCACTCTTATATTGAAAGATAATGAATCATAATAAGGACCAAAATATTGCCCACTCAAACGACTTTTCATTCTTCTCTTTTGAACACCGTATGTTTCAACTTCAAAGAATTTATTTACATTTTTAGATTCAAGCAGTTTCATACCTGTATTGTACCAAGTATTTCTTGATCCATTAAGGTTTGCCATATTGTACAAATCACGCCCAAGAGCAACGGCAAATTGATCTCTGTCGGGCATATCAGCCATGCTGAGTCTATGCGCAAACCTTAAATAAAATTGTTGTAAGTCTTGATCACTGAGTCTTCTTTTCAACACCATAGGGACTTTATAATCAAAAGCATTTCTCAATTCTCTTGAAATTTTAGGTGCAACAGTATCTTCCCATTTATTACGTTTGAATATATTTGAAATAAAATTATCAGAAAGATCTTGTAGTTGAGTAGATCCAAGAATAGGATCTATATAACTGTCTTGCAATAGTTTCTTCAATGGGTCTGAATCTTTTCGTATCTGCGTCTCAATAGCATCAGATACGTTCATTACATCAAATTTAATTTGGCCTTGTGTTACAGCTTTAAAGTTACTCCAAAGTTCTTTATTTTCACGCTGACGACCAAACACTATTCTCAGATTATCAGTAATCACAGCTCTTTCATTGGCACTCATCTTCTCAGATAAACCTGAAATAAAGTTGTTAATAAACTCTTTATCTTTATCCAGAAGTTTATCACTTTCATCAACAAGTCTTAAATTATTGTTCAATACACCGATATTAGGTTGATATAAACGTGTATCTTCATATCTGCCTGTCACAGGGTTGAAGACCATCTGATCTTCTCTCGGCAGTGTTGTTAAAACTCTATTTTTTGTTGCTTTCTTGTTACCGATCAAAGCTCCTCGATAATTTGTTAAAGAAAGTGTTCCGTTCAACTCACCAGATTGTAATAAGTAATAGTCTTGAAGTGTTTGTGCCAACTTTGGATCTTTGATAAAATCATCAGGTGTTGTTGCATACAATTGCATAGAATCCAAACGAGCTTTTGCATTTGCAAACTTCACAGTGTCATTCGGAAGAGTGTAACCTGAATCGGTCATTGCTCTAAGCTCTTTAATACCTATTGTATTGCCTTCAGCATTTGTGAAACCATCAAGTGTAAGTTGACCTGATTGAAATAATTCGAGTTTTTGATAATCACCCAGATGTCTCAGTTGAACATCCTTAGGTTGTCTGAATAACCAATCGTTGTATGTTTCTTTTAATGGAGTTTGTCCATCATAAAACGCTATTTGTTCTTTTGTTAAATTTGCTATGTTTTGTCGTCTTACTTGAGCAACATTTTCAATCTTCGAAATGTCTTCCCAAGATTTAAAAACCGGAACTGTTGTTGAACGGCAATGCCAGTGTGCCGGAGGCAAGTGTTTTGTATCGCTGATAGGGTAGATCTCCCCGTCCCTGTGCGCACACAGAGGTGTGGTTCTCGCATCCAGAACTGCCACATATTGCCACCCTTGTAGGGCTTTTTCGTTGGTTTTGTAAACTTCACGATCGGCTTGTGATCTTATACTTGTGATTGATGTAGTTACAAGTGTTTGAGATTGTTGTCTTGTAATATTATGGACATTACCTTTTCTCACTTCAAGTGCAATCTCTTTACTTGTTTTACCTTCAGCAATACCTTTTCGAATCACTGATTCAAGTCTTTTCTTTTCATTAATACTTACACCTACCCATCCTGCTGCAAGAGTTCTATCATTGTAAAGAGGTCTTTCCAAAACTAAAGTTTCAGGAATGATTCTTGGCTTTTTGGTTTGCCAAATTTTACCCATTGCAGTTTCAATATTTTGATATGTGAAAGATAATTGATCAGCTGCCATTCCAACAAGATCTTTTCGAGAAGTGTTAAATGCTTCTCGATAAGTTCCTTGCAATTCTTGATCCACGGCTTCTCTGAAAGTTTCATATCCTTTTTGAGATAAGTTTGCATCTTTAATCAGCTTGTCCAGACGAACAACATGACCATCAATGATCAACGCAACTTTACCGTTAACTCGTCTTTCGAACAGACGTATCATAGCTGCCCTATCCAGTGTTTTATCGTATATTTTTGTGTTGGCATTAATGGCCATTTATTCTATTTCCTTTTCTTTTTATACATAGATAATTTTTGCCCTAACTTATGGGCACCGTATCCTATTGCAGCACCTACTAAAGCACCACCAACAGCACCCCCAACACCTGCAGCCTTATAGCCTGTACTCGTTGCATGTTGTACACCTTTGGTGGCTTGGTACTTAGCAACTGCGCCTACAGCCCCCATCATTGAATTAGCAAACCCATGCCCTGCTACAGATACATTTCTATGTCTCTTTAAAATAGAATGTCCATGCGCTTCACTAGACGTTCCCTGAAGCATTGCTGCACGGTTTCCAGCAACACTTGCTGACAATACAGTTCCCAATGGTCCAAAAAACCCACCAATAGCAGCCATTCTTGCACCTCCTCCTTTTTTATGTGGACCGGAAGCATTTTTGTTACCTCTTAAGGCAGGATTACTGCCTTTACCTTTCTTAGCCATTTTTCTTTCCTTTCTTTTTAGTTTTTCCAGCCATACTCAGAGCAATTGCCACAGCTTGTTTTTGTGGTTTACCGTGTTTCATTTCAGTACTTACATTCATGGATATTGTCTTTTTTGAAGAACCTTTCTTGAGTGGCATTATTGTTGTCCTATGGTTTGTGCGTAGGCATCATTGGGTTGTTGAGGCATAAGAAGTTGATCAGCTGTTATTTCTTGTTTGGCCGCTTCATCATCATACTCCGGTTCAACCATATCATTTTGTTTTAACAGTTGTAACCAAACAGAACGTGGTATTAAACCACCTTGATACCACTCAGTCGCAAGTCGTAACCAATCTGAACCCAATGGTACAGGATTAAAATCACTGGTCAATGTAAACTCAACTTCAGCTGAAGTTAATTGTAAGTTATATCTCCAATTAATCATACATGTAATGATTTGTTTCATCACATTACTGATTTTGTTACTCAAAGTACCGAGTTGTGCTGTTTGAGCCGCATTGCGTATTTCCAAAGCTACACCGGATTGTGCAGTTTCAGGAGATAGCATCTTAATACCAAGTTTGGACATCTCTTCAATGGAAGATGCTATGGCTCTATCCATATCTTGTAATGCAGCTGTCGGGGTTTCAAGAACTTTGGCGTCATCACCTTGTCTTAGTCTTAACCATGTACCCAAACCACCTTGAACAATCTCATCAAAATCATCATCCGGCATATCCGAAATAATTATTGGAGTATAAGTTGAAGCACCATATAATAGATGATTACGTCTACTTATTTTGTTATAAAGACTTATTTCTTTATCAATAACTGCCATGAGCATAGGTTCAACGGCATCAACTGTACCATTGAGAGGCCATGCGGGTATATAGTCTAATCTTACTCCATTTGATAAAATATTCTCAATTGTGTCAATCAATTCGAAAGGAGCTTTTTCTTTATTATAATTCTTGTATTGTTTACCGTCAATCACGGTAACTTGTGAGGTATCTGAAGATCTCTCATAAACTCTGATACGATATAAATCTTGATCATCCAATTCATGTACCCAAACAGTATCTCTGAATGTTGGATGAAATTCATTCACTTCGTAATTTTCTCTATATCCACGAACAATAACTCTATCCAAAAGAGTTTTGCCATGACTGTTTGTTCTTGTTCTCCAATTCACGATGGATTCTGCTTTTTGCAGTATCGGATATGGTTTGAACTTTTTAAAATCTTCATTCGACAATGCTTGTGGATTTGTTATTTGAGGGTAATCCACAAAAACCCAAGCTCTTGAAGTCTGTACTTCATCATACAATGCAGCATCAAGAAAAGATGTTAATGGAGTATCGTCTTTACCAAACTCATTAATTATCCAGTTCTTAGCATCTTCAGGCACATTATTTGGTAATGTCAAGATAGGTTGTTTACGTAACAAACCTCCCACAAGCATCTTGGCAAATTGTGCTGTGATACCTGGGAGTTCTGCTTCAGCCTTATAAAACTCATATTGCGCTTGAGACATCGAAGGCGAAAAAGGTATTAACAGATTGGTGAAACGTATTGTGTCAACAACATCGTCAAATTCCTTAACGTAACGCTCCCCACTACAGACAGCCCTACTTTTATCCCATAAGGGTTTTAAAGAATCATACGATGCATTTGGATCTGCGACTGTTTTAACTGAAGATTGAGCAGCGTTAACTATAGCCATTACTTAGCCTCTTAATCTCAAATTGAAATCTTCAACAGAACCTGAGAAAGATTCACGAGAGTTACTGCAAGAAGCTCCAATAGTTCCATCTTCAAGTTCAACGATATTCCAATTTGATGGATTACGTTCCAAGAATGCATCTGATATAGCTGGTGAGGCGACAACATCTTCAACAGACATTTCAACCACTTTTGGACTAATAGCCATTTAAATTCCTTATTGTGTGTTTTAAAGTTGAG